GCCCTGATGGTTCCGCCCGTAAAAGGTCTGGGTCATCAGCCGATACTGGGGCAGCTCCGTCACCCGCGGCAGCACGCTCATGCCTGCACCTCGAAATGCCCGAAGTTCCAAGTGGGATACTTCCGCACCGGCATGTGATTTTGATGCCACCATCCCGAAAAGCGCTTGTACGCCTCGTCAAAAAGCCCGGCGTCGTTGTTGTACTTGCCCAGCTCCTGGTTGGCCATGTCCATCTGCGCGTTGAGGTAATGCTCGTACAGCCCGTCGTAGGGCGCGGGCACCAGCAGCTCCGTATCCCCGTCCGCGTCCGGTTCATAGGGCGCATAGGCCGTGCCTGCCGGCAGCTCGTGAGTCAGAAAGACCTGCTCCCACACAAGGCTGTCCAGCTCCGTCAGCCACGCCACCTTTTGTTCCCGGCTGTACTGGTTAGGGCGCAGGGTGTCCACCCGGTCGATGATGGTATTGATCTTCATAGCATCCTCCTATCAAAAAAGGGCTGGGCGGTTACCCGCCCGCCCTCTGCGATTGCGTCGTTAAAGCTGAATGGTGCCGTCCTCGTGGACGCCCACAGTCTGCATGATGTAGCCGTTCATCACCTGCATGTTGATCTCCTTGCGCTTCAGCGCCTCGGCCACAGGCTCCGGCACGGCCACAGGCTTGCCAATGGGCACGTTGTACTTCCGCCCGTTGACGGCCACGAAAACGCCCTCCGTCTCAAGGCCCGTGCGGGGAATGGTCACCATGACCTTCCGGTCAAACCGGTCGATGCTCTCAAAGGGTTCAGCCGCCGGCGCGGTCGCCTCGGGCGCGGTCGCCTCGGGCGCGGTCGCCTCGGGCGCGGTCGCCTTGGTCTTGTTCTCGTTCGCCATGTTTCTCCTCCTTTTTCAGTCGGGGAGGGGACGAAGCCCCTCCCTCATGTTTTACCCGGGTGTCCTGCGTCAGTTGGCCTCCGCCTTGACGGAGTACTTGGAGCAGGACTCCACGCGCAGCACGCGCTGCTCGTACAGGATCTTGGATCCGTTGGTCTCAAATTTGTAGCCGGCAGTGGAGAACTGCTCAAGCGGGCCACCCACCTGAGACGCGGGCTTGATGATCATGCGCAGGTTGTCGCCCTCGGGATCGATGGTGCCGTAGGCATCGCGGCCCAGGAAGATGGAGCAGAACACCGCGCCGCCGTCGCCGTTGCCGCCGTAGGCCACGATTTTGGCGCCCGCGCCCATGTCGTGCTGGCATTCGCCCTGCAGGTACACCACGCCGGTCGCCACGCCCACGATGGTGTTCTGGCTGACCTGAGTCGCGGTCTTGATGTACACGTCCGTGCCCACAAGGCCGGTGGTTTCGCCGGTGACCGTGACCTTGAACCGGGTGGCGATGCCGCTGGTGGCGGTGCCGCCCGTGGCCGCGCCATCGTAGGCGGTCGCGGTCAGGTCAACCGCTGCACCCTTGTCCACCTTGGCGTAGGGGCTGACCACAAAGCGCACGCCGTGCAGCTCGCCGATCTCGCCGGTGTAGATGTCGGTGGGATCCGCGTACTGCTTGGTGTGCAGCCAGTCCTCGGAGCTGCGCAGGTCATAGGCGGTGTAGGGGTGGATGATGGCCACGTACTTGCCGTTGATAGTCGGCGCTTCCATGGTGCGCATCTGGGTGTACGCCTGATTGACCATGTCCGGGGTCAGCCGGTTGTTGTCGTTGGTCATGTCGGCGCGGCTGGTCACCTCGGTGGCCACGCCGTCTTCCACATTGTCGCAGTAGAGCACGTTGGTGCCCACCATCAGGCCGTTGCGCACCAGCTTGTCCATGGTCTTGGAGGCAGAGGTGGCCAGTTCCTGGGTCACGCCCTGCAGCACGGGATCGACGTGGTGGGTCTGAAGGCGGGAAGAGACCGGGACATACAAGCCAAACTCGTAGATCGTGTCGGAAATCACGGTCTGGCCGAACTTCTTGCCGCCGGGGAGCACGCCTTCGATCAGGCGCTCCGCCAGGGGCAGGACGTTCCATTTGTGCCACTCCATCCGGGTGCCCTGACGCTGGGGCAGCTTCTTCTTCACTGCAAACTGGCCGTGGACCAGCTCCGGCTTAGCGTTTTCGAGGATCTCGCCGTCGTAAAACTCCTTCATGCCGGGGGACAGGTCGTGCTGCGCGTCAAAGCCGGAGTATTCGGTGCCGCTGGAATTGGTAAAACCAGAGGTGGTGTTGATGTTGGTGATCTCAGCAAAGAGCTGAGGATCGAAGTAGGGGATAATCATCATGTGTTGCTCCTCCTCAAAGATGTGTAGTCTCATTTGGAGTGCATCCGCATCAGTCAAAGGAGATCTTCTCGCCCATGGCAGCTCTGCGCCAGATCTCGGCCCGCTGCTGCTTGGTCATCTTGCCCGGGTCCAGCTTCACCGCCGCCGCGCCCGTCCGCGCCCCGCTCTCGGTGGGTCTGCGTCCGTTGGCAGCGACAGCCGCCGCTACTGCGGCCTGTCCCGCCTTCGCGCCCTGCGCGATCTGCGCCTGCCCGATCTCCTGCTGGTGGACCAGGTAGTAGGCCTGCTCCAGCGTCACGGGGCTTCCCGGCGCCGTCAGCTTGAAAAACTCGGGGTTCTTCAGCTCCGCGTTCAGGTCAAAGCCCGGATATCGCGCCTTCAGCGCGTCCGCCTGCTGCATCAGGCCCGCGAAGTGCTCCTGCACCCGGCGTTCCTGCTCCTGCCGCTGGCCGCTCTCCTGCGCCTGCTGGTACTGCTGCGCCTGCTGCCGCTGGTAGGCCTCGTTCTGTGCCTCCACCTTGGAGAGGCGCTTCATGGCCTCCGTGGAGATGCCCAGCCGCATGGCCTCGTCCTCGTAGAGGCTGTCGTCGTCCGTGATGGCTTTCACAAGTCCATCCAGATCGCTTGCCTCCACGCCGTGCTTCTTCGCCAGCAGTTGCAGCGCCGGACCCAGCTTGCCCATGCTCTCCTCCGCGCCCTTGGCGGACTTGAGCCGTCCTTTGACGATGTCCTGCACTCTCGCGTCAAAATCGCTCTTGTACTTCCCGGCGATCAGCTCCTCAAACGTCGGCTCCGCTGCAGCCGCAGCCGTCCCCTGATTGCCGATCCCCGTCGCGGTGGTACTCGCTCCTGCGGCATTCGCATTGGCCGATGCGCCTGCGCCCTCGTTTTCCTCCCGCTGTTTCTGCACCCCGGCGTCGGGTGCGCCTTCTCCGCCCGTTCCGCCCGCGCCCTCTGCGAAGAGCTGCGGGTCAAACCAGATCTTTGCCATGTGTCCTCCTTATCTGCCCTTGAGGCGGGCGAGACCAGCTTGTGGCTCTCACTGTGTCCATGCTACCGCAGATTTTTTGTCTTAGGGAATCCCCTCGACGCGGGGTTTCAAAAACTTTTTTTGCACAAAAAAAGCGCCCCGCAAGGGGCGCTCCCGTCACTTTTTGCTGTAGTACGCGAACACCTGCACCGCGTCCGGCTTGGCTTCCGCGATCAGCTCCAGCCCGCGCATCACCACGTTGACCGCGTGGGTGTACCTCATCTTCCGGTTCCGCGCCTCGGGCGGCAGGATCACGACCTTGCCCGGCTCGTACACCTCGCACTCGCCTGCGTCCGCCAGCGTGTACACCAGCGCGCTCACCTGTGCGCAGATCAGATCCTCGCCCTTTTTCGCCGTCCCCGCGTGGCCCTCGCACCGAAAAACGCCCGTCTTTTTGTTGAGCTGCACCGTGATCATCTCTCTGCCTCCTTCTGCCTCCTTACGCAATGGGCTGACTCGCCGCCTGCGTCTGCTCCCGCACCGCCTGCATCTTGGTGCCCGCGCCGCCGTCGCTCTTTTCGTTCCCGGGCATGCCCGCCGCCTGCGCGGCATGCGGCCTGCTCACGGGCTGGCCCATGATGTTCGCGGCCAGCCCCTCCGCCAGCGCCGGATCGTACTTCTGCGCCAAGGCCAGCGTCATCTGTTGCCACTGCACCAGCTGCTGCTGGAGCGTGGCCTGCCGTCCGAGCTGCTCCACCAGCCTGTCCTTGCCTTCAAAATCCATCATGTCCAGCATGATCAGCGCCTGATCCACGTTAGCCGGATTAAAGATCCCCGCGCCGTAAAACGCCAGCGCCTGCTCGTTGGCAGCATTTTTGCTGTACTGGCTCTTCGTCTGCACCTCCACCTTGACGTCAAACATGGGGCTGCGCATGACCTCGCCGATCCCGGGCAGCGCCACAGGCCTCGGCTTGATGGCGGCGTTGGAGACCTGCCGGAATTCCATCTTGCCGTTGGTGCCCGTGATGCGGAATGTGCGCGGAATGTCGTAAAACTGCCGGTCCAGCTCGATGATCTGCTTGATCATCTTGCCAAACGCCCAGTAGGACGCAAGCGTGTTGTCGCGGCTCAGTTTTCCTGCCGCCTCCTGCAGTGCCATGATCCCGCTGGCGGTCTGGTTGCTGCTGGTGGAGATGCCGTTGCTGGCGTCGGTGTTGCCGGTCACCTGCTTCATCTCGTCGATCTTGAGCTGCATGTAGTTGACCACATTGCCGGGAAAATTCGGTGCGTCAATGGGCCGGAGCGAAAGGTCGTTGAACGTGCCGCTGACCTCCACGATCTTATTGCGCAGATCCATAAACTGCGCCCGGTTGATGGTCGCTCCGTTGCCCTCCCAGTATCGCGGCATGGCGTTGACCATCGCGCTCTGCACCAGCGCCTGATTCAGCATGTCGATCTCCGCCTGCGCGTCCTTGGAGATGTCCACCATGCCAAATCCGCTGGGCGTGTTTTTGACCGGATA